AGTTAAGTATTTACCTAGCAAAGACATTAAAAAAGACTATTCTGCAGATGTAAGATATGGCATGTTGGCTGGGTTGAACCCAGCACAAGGTCTTATCTTTATGCTGCAGGCACTTGGAGGGGGACTCATCTCCAAGGATATGGCTATGCGTGAACTACCATTCGGCGTCAACGTAACTCTTGAACAAGAGAAAATTGAAATTGAAAAGATGCGAGACGCATTGGTAAGTTCATTAGCAGCCATGTCACAAGCAATTCCTCAAATGGTAATGCAGGGACAAGACCCTTCTGCTCTAGTGCGTAAGATTGCTGACACAATCAAAGCACGCAAGACTGGAAAAAATATCGAAGATATTATTGAGGAAGCGTTTAAACCTGAGAATCCTCCTGCTGGTGCGGAAGAACAGTCTGAGCCGCCTGTCCCAGTGGCTCCTGGTGTCCCTCCAGCAGGAGGCGCTCAAATTGCTATGCCACAACAACAGCGTCCAGAATTACAAACATTACTTAGCACATTAACTGGTGCAGGCAAAACAGGTAGCACAGCAAGATTGAGTCAACGGCGAACAGCGGGATAAGGAGTAAATCATGGCAACACCTCGCAAGAGAACTACAAAAGTTAAAACAGTTGCTGATGAAAATTACTCAAAGTTAGACCAGTATGCAATTGAAGTGCATGAGTTTTATAAAGCATTACGCAGAGCGGGCTTTACAAATGATAATGCTTTGTGGTTAGTGGCAACAAAAGAATCGTATCCTGAATGGATGCAATCACTTTCACCTGAAGATATTAGAAAACATATTGAAGAGGAGGACGAAGAATGACAACTGCGCCAGAAAATCGTGGCGGTTATCGTCAGCCTACTAACCCAGCACCTGTATCAGGTCCTGGTGCGCTATCACAGCGCACAGATGGTGGTGCTACCGAAGGTATGACACAACCAATTAAAGATTACACAGGCTTTGCTTATGGACAAAATAAAGGATTAGCAGAGCAACAAAGCGGTGCACCAATGGCTGGCAACCCATATCCAATGGCAGACATTGCTCCGCTTAACGCACCTACTCAACGTCCTAATGAACCAATTACTTCTGGTATTAATAGTGGTCCTGGTCCAGGAACCGAAGCCATGCGTGGTATGCCTAATCAGGCTCCATCATTAATTGACACTATCAAGCATCTTACACAGTTTGACCCATCAGGAGATGCAGAATTAATTTATAGACAATTACTTGACAGCGGGTACTAATGCAGTACATAGACAAAACTGTCGCAGAGGTATCACCAAATCTTTATGCTGCTGCTAAGCAGGCTAACCTTGGAACTAATGAAGTTACTCAAGTAGAACAAATGAGTTTTACGATGAAACAAAATCGTGAACTTGCTAAACTACCAGTAGACCAAGCGCGTGCACAGTATGACAAATTAGATGCTGGTGTTCAGTCTCAATTAAAATATTTATTTAAAAATGCAGAGTATCTTAAGGCTGCACCTACCGCGGCAGACCGCGTTAAAGGTGCTATTGGCGATGTGTTTAAAGTTGCAGCAAGCCCACTCATTGCATTGTTTAAATTAGGCGGAGCCTACAATCAAGTTATTAATGAACCATATAAAGTTATTCGTGAAGTTGCACAAGGTGCAGACCCGTTTTCTTATAAGACATGGAAATCTGCTTGGGATGGCAAAGAACTTTATGACAATGGCGCTCTTAAAGAGGCCACTGATTATTATGGTCAGTATGATGTTACTGTAGCAAAAGGATTACTTGCTGGTAAAACTCCTGGCGAGATTCTTCAAGCATACGGCACAGTTGATAATAACATTCTTGGTTCTATCAAGAAGGCTTACAACGACCCAACTAAGTTTCAAGAAGTAATGGATAACGTTAAGGCTGCACAGATTTCTCCAGGACGAGATATTGTTCGCATGCTTAATGATAAACCACCTGCTGATGGCGGTATGCATGGCGAGCACATTAGTGGTGCTCGTAAGTTTTTATCTGGTGCTATTGACTTTGCATATCAGGTTGCACTTGACCCATTGACATGGCTTACTGGTGGAGCAAACAAACTAGTTCCACTTGGTGAGCGTATTGCTAATAGCGTTACCATTGCTACTAAAAGCGGTATCAGCGCAGAGCGTGCAGTAGGTGATGCATTTCTAGCGCATCCAGAATTAACAAAGTTATGGGACGAACAACTTGGACCATTGCTTAAGAAATATTCTACTGCCAAAGGCGATGAGGCTAGAGGTAATATCTACCGTCAGATTGCACAAGAGCATCCTGGTTATGCCAGCATTGACGCTATTAAAGCATTAACAACTAAAGATGTGCACCTTCCAGAAGGTGTAGTTGACGCAGCATCTGCTAAGAAGTATTTTGAAAATGCACAGAACTTGCACCTTATGCTTGCTGGTCGTGTTGATGGTGTTACCTATATGCGCAACGGCGTTGCTACCGCACGCACTAACCGTCTATTTATGGATGGAATGCGCAAGAGTCTTGATAATGTATTTAACTTTAACCGTGGTGAAGAAGAACTTAAACCACTTATGGAACCAATTTATAAAGCGTTCCTTGATTCAGGTGAGGCTACTGACCGTTTAGCACAGGCCGTTAAGGGTGAGAACTCTGACATGGCTGCAGTTCTTGAAGCCAACAAGTCAATTAGTGGCTGGAAGAACGGTAAGTTCTACGGTAAGATGGCAGCACGTTCTGCTGCAGGACTTGAAGTACGCATTGGTGAAGCAGCAGGCTTAACTGCTGGTAATTTTACTACACGTGCTCGCCAAATTCTTCCTCGTGATATGGCTGATGCGTTAACACAACGCTTTTTATCTGTTCCAGAAGAAGAACAAATTGTTATTCTTCGTAACTTAGATGCCGCAACTATGTACTCAATGGGTCTTGGTGGCGATGTTAATGGTACAAAGTTAATTGAAACTATTCTTCGTGAGAAATATGGCGACCTTTCTGGCTTTGCTGCTACAACAGAGGCTAAAGTTAACCCTGCAACAGCAGAACATGCACCAATTGGTTTGTTAAAACAAGGCGATGAAGGCATTACTGCTAGTGTTAATGGCCCTATACATCCGTATCAGTCTACAAAAGCAGTAGGTTCATTGCCATATGATGAAATTGGTTCAATGGCATGGAACATTAAATCTAAAAAGAATCTTATTAATGCTATTGGCGGCGCTACACAGGGACATAACTCTAAGCGCATTGTAGATGCATGGTCTATCTTGACCCTTCTCCCACGTTTGGGTATTCGTTCTGCTATTGATGAAGCAACAATGTATGTATTGACTGCTCCAAGCAAAGACTTAATGTCTTTTGCTTCACGTCAAGGCAATAAATTATCAAACATGTCTCGTACTTTTACGGGTTCTGCAGAAGCAACTGGTCCAATTAAACTAGGATTGCAAAAAGTATTTGGTAAATTACCTAAAACAGATTTTACTGAATACATTGGCAAAAAATTTCAGATTGACCCTGAACATGCACTAACAATTGCTGCACGCAAAGATGCTATACAAGCCTATGCTGATAAACATGATATTGATTCAGCACTTCTTGATACTATGCAAAAGCGTGAAGCCATTGCTGACCATGTAAGAAACATTTATGGTCGTTATCTTGACCCAGAAACAATGGACTACTTACTTCAGGCACACGTTCATTCACCAGATGCGTTGCATTCTATGGCGCAATCATTAATTGCGCACAGTGCATTGTCTGGTAAGTATAGCCAAGAAATTTTAGCCAGCACAATTACACCATCTATGCTTGATGAAGCATTTAAAGAGATGGGTGTTCAATTAGGCAAGAAAAATCGTAGACTAATTATGAGTCAACTTACAGACCGTGAACAAGCACTGGCTCATTATGAGAAATTTGTTAAGGTTTTCGTAGGTAACAAAGCAAAGATAGGTTTAGGGACTAAAGAACGTACTTACCTAAATCCAACTGAAATTTTCTTTAACAATAATGCTATCAAATCTTCTGAAGATATGAAGAAGGCTCTTGATACTGGCATGGAAGCAGTTGGTTTTAAGTACAATACTTTAAGTAACACTTGGGAAATAGCAGATGAAGCAGTAGTTAAGAACTATCTTGGCCTATCATCTACAACTACTGCACTTCGTGCGCAGGGTATGTCAGATGCTGATATTGCTAAGTCTCGCCTGTATCTAATGTTTAATGATATGCAAACTGTGTTTCATGGAGACCCTGAAAAGTATAATGAAGCCTTATTTAACTTAGTTAAGAAGAACAAAGCG